TGTATTTTCGTATACCTCTTTTTTTCTTAACTCAATTTCTATATTTTTTATCATTATTTCCCCATAGGCTTTTTGCAGTATATTTATTTGGTTTACAGTGTCTTTTATTAAATTTATAGCTTCTATTTTAAGTTCATCATCTTCTATGTAAAGATTAAAAAGAGCTTGAGCGCATTTCAGGGCATAATGAGCATTGTCCATATTCTCCATTTCTCGTTCTATAGCTTTATTATCGGTAATTTTCGTAGGAGTTTTAAATATAGAGCTTTCCAAATTATACAAACTTTTTACAAATTCTATGATTGCGTTTCTTTCTTCTGAAATGATTCCATATTGTACATTTGTGAATAATGTTAATTTAGCTTTCAATTTTTCTGTTTCAATAGTAAAGGTATTTTTTACAGATTCAATTTCTTTAGTGATTTCTCCTATATCTTCTTTAGTGGCAAGATTTTTTCCTTTTTCAGTTTCATAAGATTTCTGTTTGGCTATGTATCTCCAAAATAAAAATTGGGTTAATCCTATAGCGAAAGTACAAATACTAATAAGTGAATTTGTATCTATCCAATCCATACCTATTCTCCTTTCTCTATTCTAATTTTCTCTACAATTTGTTCCAGTTCTTCTATGGTACTGGCTTTATAAAAGTCTCCTTTGTGCTGGATAAGGGCAGTGAGTTCGTTATCTTCTCCTTTACAAGTGGAAGAGTTATTTGTTTCGTCTCGGAAGAAGTCAACTATATTGCAATCAATGGCGTCGGCTATTTCTTTCAACTTTTTGTAGGTGGGATTTCCTTGTAAGGTAAGAGTAAGAGTAACTCTATTTACACCCATCTTTTTTGCTACATCCTGAATGGTGTAGCCCTTTTCTTTAATGATGCTTTTTATATCCATTTCAAATGTATATTATAATAAACGGAACAAATATAATATGATAAAATCAATAATGCAATAAAAGTAGCTATTTATTGCATCAAGAAGATTGGTTTATTAATAAATGTGTAATTGTATACCCTTACAATTGCATTTTTACTAATGTTTATTAAACAGCTACATTTTTATCTTTATTCTATTTGAAGTGTAATTATAAACCCATACATTTGCACCATCAGAAACGAAGTAATAACAATTAAAACATATACGATTATGGCAGCATCAGTAATTAAACAAAGAACAATAGAGAAGTTCATCATGTCAGAGTTTGTACAAGGCAATTTGAACACAAAAGAACAAGTAAGCTGTATGCTCATTTTGATTCAAAAGAAGCTGGGTATGTCAGTAGAGCAAGCAAGCGGCTTTATGAGAAACGCAATTGGTATTAACGCTTAAATATACGATCATGGCAACAAAGAAAATTGATGAGAAGAAAACATTGAAGTATGCGGTAGCATTTTACTTCTGTACAACAGGTAAGGTAAGCTTCATGTTAGGTAATAAGATGTATCAGCATATAAACACTGTTTATGACCAAAGAGAAGATGGCAGAGGTTTAATACATGTGAGGTTGTTTATAACTACAAGGCTCAAAAGTACGAGGTTCTGAATGTAGATACAGAGATAGGCAACAAAGAGATTACGGTATTAAATGTTTAATCAGCAGGGCGAAAGCCCTGCATAACCTATAAGAATATGAACCAGCAGAGTAAATATGTAGTTCGCGAATCAATTGAGTATGGTTGCAAGGTTTATGAGGTAGTAAACACTGAAACAGGTAATCGTATCAATTATTTCGCAGATTACGAATTAGCCAAAGAGTTTGCAAGGCGTCAAAATAACACGGCAAAGAAACGTATGGCAGATTGACTGAAGTTTAATCCGGTAGCCTTCGGGCTACCACAATACACACGATTATGGAAGCGGATTTAGTTTTAGTTATCAGCCCCGAAGCCCCACTGATGAAACAACTGGGCAAGGTATTGGGTAAGTTATGTAGTATGTGCGATTTTACCACCATAGAAAGGGGTGAAAAGTACATCACCATACAACATGATGAAACTGGGCTTGTAGTGGCTTATACAAGTGAAGAAAGGTTGAATGTGAAACATTAATATTGTAGATTATGAATCAAGAAAGAGTATTAACCTTTGGTAAATACAAAGGACAAGATATAAAGTACATCATACTTACCCACATAGGGTATATAATGTGGTGCTTTGAGAATATTGACTGGTTTAAACTGACCGATGAAGAGCAAGCATTATATGATGCGATAGCTATAATGATTAAGAGAGAACGCTTACCAATGACTTTTCCGGTTGAAATGATGTACAAGCATATAAAGGACATGGAAGCATTGGGAAGGTTAAAAACACCGTTTACATTCAATGGAGAATATACATCCTACAAAGTGTCTGAAAAGGATAACCCTGTATGTAAAAGTATTGAAAAATACAGAATATGTAAAACATATAGACCCAGAACACAAGAATACTCATCATTTGGAGACCTGTCATTAGGAGATTTGAGTGGCTTTTCACATAGTATGAATAAAGAAATAGAACGTGCTCGACTTAATTGTGAGAATGATGAAGATATATTTGGTGGATGGGGTAGTATGAATGATTATAAGGATTGAAACCTAAAAAACATATATCTTATGAACTCAATAAACAAGAATGGTTGCAGCGTATGCCAAACTGGTAAAGAGAATTACACTACCTACAACACCAGGTTGAGAGGAAAAAGAGTGAGAATGTACCAGTACGACTACCGTACTGATAGCGGTGAACTTTTTTCTTGTTGTGCGCCTACCTTAGAGGCATGTAGAGAAAGACGTGATAAATGGCTTAGTTCACGACAATAAGCCGATTGTCGTGTATAACAATTGAAGATATTTCGTTATCTTTGGTTGTGGTAGTACCTTTGGGGTACTATCGCGGGGTAGAGCAGTGGTCAGCTCGCTACTTTGACTTGGTAGAGGTCCGGGGTTCGAATCCCTGCCCCGCAACTATGATTATTAACTTTTAAATTTACACGATTATGAACATTTTGACGCTTAGTATTAAGCAAAAGTATTTTGATGAAATCTTGGCCGGTAAGAAAACTCACGAATACCGTGAAATCAGGCCTACCAACGCAAAGAAGTATATCACCTACCTTTGTGGTGGTAAAGAATATCCGGCTGATGCAGAATTACCTGAAGAAGGTGAAGTTGAGTTGAAGCCAATTCAGTATGATGCCATCAAACTTCTTACAGGTGCTTATACAGGCAAACGCCCTTATATCGTTGTTGAGGTAAAGGCGGCAGAAGCGGTTATCCTTACTGATGAAAACGGTAACGATATTATTTACGAGCATCAAGGTGAAGAGTATTTAGCTGCTCAAATTGATTACACGTTGGGCAAGATATTAGAGAAACATATAGATTGATTTGTTTAACTTTTAAAATTAGAAAGCAGAGTCGCAAGAAGAATTAACAGAGTAGCCGGGCCTCGCAGAAATATGAATGGTGCAGGGGCAGGTGGTAGATTGGTTGCCAATCGTAGAGGTACAGCAAGTGCCACACAGTTAGGATCACGCAGACAGCGTTACAGTGATCTTCGTACTTCATTTGGTTTAAGCGGTGGTTAGCTATGAGCAAGGTAGAACAAGCGAACCGGTATATAGACCTCATTCGGGTAAAATCGAATGAGGCTTTACTGTTTTTATCACTTGGTAAGGATTCGCTTGTTCTGCTTGATTTAGTCTATCCAAAGTTTGACCGGATTGTTTGCGTGTTCATGTACTTTGTCAAGAATTTGGAGCATATTAACCGTTGGATAAACTGGACTAAAGCTAAGTATCCGAAGATAGAGTTTGTTCAAGTACCACATTGGAACCTTACTTATATTCTCCGTGGCGGTATGTATTGTGTGCCAAATCCGAAAGTAAAGCTATTGAAGTTGGCAGATGTGGTAAAGGCTATGCAGCTTACTCATGGAGTTTATTATACATTCTTGGGCATGAAAAAAGCTGATGGTATGAATCGTAGGCTTATGTTGAAAGGGTATGAGGTAAACGGTTACGAGAATAACGGTATGGTTTATCCTTTGGCTGATTGGACACAAAAGGATATTCTTGCTTATATGAGGCAGCACAATTTACCCGAACCAATTCGATATTCATTGAAAGCCAGTTCGGGAGTAGGTTTCAATCTTGATTGTATGCTTTGGATGGAGAAGAATTACCCGCAGGATTTACAGAGAATTTACAAAGTTTTCCCGATGGCTGAAAGAGTGCTTTGGGAGTATCATAATCAACAAAAGTAAGGAGGAAAGCCGAGTTAGAAGAAGAACAAAAACAGCAGAAGAAATAGGAAGACAAACGATGCGTGCTCTTGCTGCTAATAATCAAAATGTATCACGTGGTGGCATAAATAGACAAGGTAGAATACTTCGTGCAAATGCAGGTGCATTGCTTCCTATTTATCAAAGACAAGGAAATAGAGCCGCAGTAAATGCAATGCGTTCACGTTTGGGGTTAACTAATGGATGATATGGAACTAAGTAAATACATAAAGAGTGAATCGGTGGAACTTAATCGTTCTGCCATTCACTTTGCGGATTATAATCCCCGAAAACTATCTGATGAATCACGTAAGACACTGAAACGTGGCATCAAGAAATTCGGATTGGTAGGTGGAATAGTTGTGAATAAGCGTACAGGTCTTACCGTAGTCAGCGGACACCAGCGTTTGTCTGTCATGGACGAATTACAAAAGTTTCCCGATAACGACTATCGCATTCGTGTCGATGTCATTGACGTGGACGAACAGCAGGAAAAGGAGTTGAATATTCTAATGAACAACCCTAATGCACAAGGTTCTTGGGATTTTGACGCTCTTGCCCGTATTGTTCCTGATATTGACTGGAAAGATGCAGGATTGACGGATGCCGACTTGAATATGATTGGGGTTGATTTCCTTTTGCAGACCGAAGAAGAAAGCTCCATTGCTGACGAACTGGAAAGCATGATGTCGCCTGTAACAGAACAGAAAGAAGCCGATAAAGCCGCCAAGCAGTTGGAACGTGCCGAAAAGGTTGCCCACATGAAGGAAGTCAAGCAACAGGTAAAAGAAAACGCACAGAAGCAAGTCGAGAACATGGATGCCTATGTGATGTTGTCCTTTGATACCTATGAAGCTAAAGCCGCTTTCTGCGAAAGGTTCGGGTATGATCCGGATATGAAGTTCATAAAGGGAGAAGTATTTGATGAACAAGTAGAAAGAATAGATTAATTATTGGGAGGAAAGCTGAGTTAGAAAGAAAACATATAGCCAGTTATATCAGCAGTCCAGACGAATAATGTACAACGCTGGAAGGCAATACGGGTTAGGTTCTGCAAGACAAAGAAACATAAGGGATAGAACGAAATCTATAATGGGAAGATATGCTGAGAAAATAGATAGCTATTTCTCAAAAAGAGGAGTTGATGTCTATGGAAACAAGCCAATTTCTCGCCGTGTATATATGGGTAACAATAACGGTTAAAATTATGATTGGCGATTTTATACTTTGGATAAAGAATGTTCTAAAGCAAAACCTGTTTTGTGTTCATCATTATGTTTGGAAAGGTAGTGTGATGTTCTCTGAGTTCAGGTATGAACAATGTGAGAAATGTGGAAAATTAAAGAAGTAATATGAGCAATAGTGAATCTCAAAATAGAAAAGGTAAAGGAGGAAGAAAGCCAAAGTTTGATTATACAAGCGAGGACTTTCTTTCTCTCGTGGAATCGTATGCCAAAAAGGGATTCACTGACAAGGAAATAGCCTATGCCATAGGGATTTTACCACAAACTTTCTGCGAAAAGAAAAGTGAGTACACCGAAATATCCGAAGTCTTAGCGCGTGGGCGCGCGACAATCAATGCCACTGTAAGGGCTAAATTCCTTGCAATGGCTCTCGGTGGCATAAAAACCAAAAGCACCGTGGTAAGAAAGCTCCGTGATTCAGAGGGAAATTTGACAGGTGAGGATGAATTACAAGTCAGCGAAAGCGAGTTGGCTCCAAACTTGCAAGCAATGTCCGTTTGGCTGTATCACCACGATGAGGATTGGAGAAAGGTTGAACGCAAGCAGGATGAAGATGCTGATATTCCAACAGACATAGAGCACGGCATCAACATTGATTCTTGGATTAAAGACAAGCTGAAATGATAGTACCTCAAGAAATTTACCATCCATTATACGAGGATAAGGAAAAATTTATAATTCTTATCACCGGTGGGCGTGGTAGCGGAAAGTCTTTCAATGCTTCTACCTTTATTGAGCGGTTGACTTTTGAAATGACTCCCGTAGAGAAGATAGTTCATCAGATTCTTTACACCCGTTACACGATGGTTTCTGCCGGTATGTCTATCATCCCCGAAATGATGGAGAAGATAGATTTGGACGGAACCACGAAATATTTCAAGACCACAAAGACGGACATAGTCAATAAGATGACTAAGAGCCGTATCATGTTCCGGGGTATCAAGACTTCTTCCGGGAACCAGACAGCAAAACTGAAATCCATTCAAGGCATTACGACTTTCGTCTGCGATGAAGCGGAAGAGTGGACAAGCGAAGATGAGTTCGACAAGATAATGCTCTCCATCCGTAAGAAAGGGATTCAGAACCGGATTATCATCATTATGAATCCTTGCGATTCCAATCACTTCATCTACAAGAAATACATTGAGAAAACTCACAAGCTGGTAGAGATTGATGGTGTGCAGGTTCAGATTTCCACTCATCCGAATGTGCTCCACATTCATACGACTTACTTTGATAATTTGGAGAATCTTTCACCGGAGTTTCTAAAAGAGGTGGAGGATATAAAGGTGAGTAATCCTGAAAAGTATGGTCATGTGGTTATCGGCCGGTGGGCTGACGTTGCAGAAGGTGCTGTGTTCAAGAAGTGGGGAATTGTGAAAGAGTTCCCGCAGGAATGCAAAAAGGTAGGAATAGGGCAGGACTTCGGCTTTACTAATGATCCTTCCGCTGCTGTAAGATGTGGCATTATTGATAACCGTTTGTATGTTGATGAACTTTTCTATGAAACGGATATGCTTTCGTCGGCTATTGCCAATAGGTTAAAGCCTTTCTCTATGAAAGTTTTTGCCGATTCGCAAGACCCTCGATTGATTCAAGAGATAAAGAACAGAGGCGTGAATATCTATCCGGTAGATAAGTTTCCCGGCTCCATCAAAGCGGGTATTGATAAGATTAAAGACATGGAGTTCTTTGTAACAGAACGCTCTTACAATATTATTACTGAACTTCGGAAATATGTTTGGGATAAAGATAAGGATGGAAACTACATCAATGAGCCAGTAGATGAATATAATCATTTGATGGATGCCATTAGATATTATGTATTGGGTTGTTTGCTTGGACGCATTTTGAAGCCGAAAGATTTAACTGGAATATTCACACACTAAAAATATAAGCTATGCCATTGAATTTAGAAGAAATATTAGCATTGCCCGATATCGGGCAGAAGATAAACTACCTGAAGAAAGGTAGGAAGACTGAACTTCCCGACTGTTGTAAACTTTGGGACGATTGGAATCCGGAACGCCATGAAATTATGGTTGACAAAAAGAAGTATCCGGACAGAAAGGTTCTTGAAAAAGAAGCTGAGAAACACTTCGATGAAAAAACTGGTAAGACTTATGAAATCGAAGCAAAGTATAAGACTGAACCGGTGAACCGTATTTCCATTCCATTGGAACAGGATATAGTGAATATTCAAACTGCTTTCACGGTCGGCACAGAACCGTCTATGGATTGCACTCCGACTGATGATGATGAAAAGAAGCTGCTGGATGCGGTAAAGGCTGTATTTAAATCCAACAAAATCAAATACCAAAACAAGAAGATTGTCCGTGCCTGGCTCTCCGAACAAGAAGCGGCAGAATATTGGTATGTTACCGATGATGATTCGTTTTGGGCAAAGTTTTGGAAGAAAGTTAAGACTACGTTCGGTGGCAAGGTCAAGCCCACCAAGAAACTGAAAAGCGTGTTATGGTCTCCATTCAGAGGTGATAAACTATACCCGTTCTTTAACGATGAAGGTAAAATGATTGCTTTCTCACGTGAGTACAAGAAGAAGCTCATGGATGATTCGGAGATAACTTGCTTTATGACTATCACTGATAA